GATTATGCTAGAGGTCAAACAGTTGATACACAAATATTAGCTGATGACCAAATAACTATGACTGTTGACCAAGGTTCTTATTTTGCTTTTAAAGTAGATGATATTGAAGAAAGACAATCTCATGTAAACTTTGAAGCTCTTGCAACCTCTTCAGGTGCATATTCATTAAAGAAAAACTACGACTATAACGTATTGAAGTTTATATACGACAATGCTACTAATGGTACGAGCACAGGAACTGATGCATCACCAATCGATGGTGACGCAGCTGTAGATACTTTAGCAAATTTAGTATCAACTGCTAAAAAGAACTTGGACAGAAATGATGTGCCAGAAGATAACAGATGGTTAGTTTCATCACCTGAATTCTTTGAACAATTAAGAAAAGCAGGTGCTAAACTTTCTGACCAATCAGTAATGGCTGATGGTGGTTCATCACAAATCAGAAATGGTATGGTCACAGACAGACCATTATTTGGTTTTAACATGTACCAATCAAACGCTATCGCTGTATCAAGCGGAAATGCAACAAACCACACATTTGGTTCTTCAGGAGCAAATGAGCATGTGTTCTTATATGGACATATGTCAGGAGTTGCAACTGTCAATCATATAGCAAAAACTGAATTAATCAGAGACCCTGATTCATTCGCAGACGTTGTCAGAGGACTACACGTATTTGGAAGAAAAATCCTTAGAAGTGAAGCAGTCCAAAGAGGCGTTATTTCAATAGGTTAATACTTAGGAGGATAATAGAGACATATGGCTACTTTTGATAAAACTGGAGCAGGTGGAACTACTGGGCATCCTGCTAATGGTAGAACACCTTACATGGTTGAAAATACAATTGACATGTCAGCATTTGACCCTGCAGCTGGAGACATCATTCAAGCGATTGATGTACCTGCGGGAACATTAGTTATGGCAGCTGGTTTAGAAGTTTTAACAGCTTCTTCTAGCTCAGTAACTTTTGATTTAGGTATCACTGGAAGTACAGCTGGTCACCATGACCCTGATGCTTTTGTTGATGCTTACGATGCTACAGGAACTGGTTTTGCACCAATGGACGCTACAGATGCAGCGGCTATGTTGGTTGTAAAAGACGCAGACACTATCGATATTTTAACAGCTGGTGCACAAGACACTGCTGGTAAAGTTAGAGTGTTTGCAGTTCTTTGTGACATATCAGCAATTGATACTACAGACCACAACTAATATATAACTTAAGGGGGGTAACTTTATCCCCCTTAATTAAAACCCCGTGATAAAAGGATATATGACTACATTTGATTTAACTAAAAAAACAGTAAGTTACAAAAATAAAATATCTAGTACGGGACAAAAAATTACTTTTTTAGGTGGTGGAGATATAAATACTACTATTAAAATAAGTAAACTAGAAAACAGAATTAATAATCAAGAAAAAAAACTTGATAAAATATTAGAGTTATTACAGAATGGCAACAACTTACTTAACACTAACAAATAGCGTACTTAGAGAATTAAACGAAACAGAATTAACTTCTAGTACGTTTAGTTCTAGTAGAGGTATACAAACTGCTGTAAAAGATTTTATTAATAAAGGTATACATGATATTTATAATGAAGGTGGTGAAATACCTTTGTTGTATGAAAGAACAACACAAAATTTAATAGTTGGTGATAACGAATATGATTTACCAGCTGATTTAAGAAAAGTAGATATAGATTCATTTACAATGGGTCCTAGAGAATTAGTTACTAATGGTGAGTTTACATCTAATATAAATAACTGGACAACTGGAGACGGATCACCATCACACACAACAAGTGGTAATGGTAGATTAAATTTAAATGATGCAGCTGCATATCAATCTGTAGAGACTGTAGTAAATAAACAATATAATCTGCAGATTAGAGTTTTAAGTCCTAATAGTTCTACAAGTGGTTTAATTGTTAGAGTTGGTACAACAGCAGGTGGAACACAAAATTTAAATAAAACAGTAGCTGTTACTGATTTTAGAGAAGGTAAAATACTCAATACTGTATTTACAGCTACAGCACAGAACTCATTTATATATGTAGAAGCAGATGGTGTACAACTAGATGTAGATTATGTTAGATGTTCTAGAAGTGAAATACTAAATAGAAAATTAACTTTTATATCATATGACCATTACTTACAAAATTATAAAGCACAAGATGATAGAAATAGAAGTGGTAATTATGGTGACCCACTAAGAATGTATATACTACCAAGTTATACTGCATTTGGAGTAAGTCCACGACCAAATAAAAGTGATTTTCAAGTAAGTTATAATTATTATAAAACACATAGCGATTTATCTGCACATGGTGATAATATGTCTTTACCAGATAGATTTAGAACTTTAATTGTAGATAGAGCTAAATATTATACTTACATGTTAAGATCAGATCCACAACATGCACAGTTAGCAGATAGAGACTTTCAAAGAAAACTTAGATTACTAAAAGTAGATTATGCTACTAAAAATGATTATATGAGATCTGATAGTATTACAGAAAGTATTGCTACAAATATAGGAGGTAGAGTAAGCTAATGGCTATAAAAGAAGAAAGAAAATTTGAAGAAAATAAAAAAAATGGCATGAAAATTGTTGATAATATGGATGGTGCAAAAAATGCTGAAGATAAATTAAATATGAAAGTAGCAGATGTATCTGATAAAATGACTGTACCACAAGTTAAAGAATTTATTAGAAGATATAGAACTGGAGAAAGCACTAGAGATTATTTAAAACAATTTGATTTAAAAAAAATAGAATTAGATGAATTACAGAGACTAGCAGATAGAAACAAAAGAACTTCATAATGCCAACAACTGATTTAATATCACCTTTTGTAGTAAGTTGTGCTGGGGGATTAACATTGAATAAAGATGTATTTTCAATGCGACCTGGTGAAGCTCTTATATTGCAAAATTTTGAACCTGATATTAAAGGTGGATATAGACGAGTAGGAGGAACAGCATTATATAATACTACAGTTGTACCACAAGGTTCTAGTAATAGTAGTTTAACTGTAGATTGTTCTATAATATTTAATGGACAAGTTATAGCTGCAAGAGGTGGTGATATACATAGAGGTACAACTTCAGGAAGTTTTACAACTTTAACAACTGGATTAGGTACAGCAACTAGAGCATATGACTTTGAAAAATTTAATTTTAATGGTACTGATAAATTAATTATAGCAACAGGACATTCACCTGCTCAAATAATAGATTCTAGTTTTAATGTAGATGTTGTAAATGCAACAGGTGGTGGTACAGCTCCAAGTAATCCTAAGTTTGTAAAAGTATTTCAAAATCATGTATTTTATGCAGGTGCAACTAATTCTCAAGAAGTTATATTTAGTGTACCATTTCAAGAAGATAATTTTACATCAGCTAGTGGGGCAGGGTCATTTAAAGTTGACTCTACAGTTGTTGGATTAAAAGTATTTAGAAATGAATTAATTGTATTTTGTGAAGATAGAATATATAAATTAACAGGGACAACATCAAGTAATTTTGCAGTTCAAGAAGTTACTAGAAATATTGGATGCAGAGATGGTGGTAGTATTCAAGAGATTGGTGGTGATGTTATATTTTTAGCACCAGATGGTTTAAGAACTATTGCAGGTACAGCTAGAATTGGTGACGTTGAACTAGGATCTATTTCTAGACAAATACAATCTAGAATTGATGATGTAGGATTAGATAGAATATCATCTTTAGTTATTAGAGATAAATCACAATATAGATTATTTTATCCTACAACTCTTGGAGCACAAGGTTCATCTAAAGGAATTATAGGAGTATTAAAAAATAATCCTAATACAGGAAGTATTGGTTTTGAATATTCTGATATGGTAGGTATTAAACCAGCATGCACAGATTCAAATTTTATTAGTGGAGTTGAGACACAGGTCTTTGGTGGATTTGATGGTTTTATTTATAAAATGGAAACTGGTAATACATTTGCCGAAGGAACTTCTAATAATACAATACTAGCAGTATATAGATCACCAGATATGGTAATGGGAGACCCTGGTGTAAGAAAATATATGCAAAGAGTTAATTTAAATTACGAAGGTGAAGGTACATCAGTAACAGCAGATCTAGCAGTTAGATATGACTATGATGATCAAAATACACCCCAACCAGATAAAATATCAATATCATCAGGTGGAGGTGCAGCAGTTTATGGTGTTGCCCAATACAATAATGCAACATATAATGCATCAGGTATACCTTTAATTAGACAATCAGTAGAAGGATCTGGATTTGCAGTTGCATTAAAAATAGATGATCAAAGTAGTTCAGATGCTTTTTCAATAAAAGGATTTCAACTAGAATTTACCCCAGGAGGAAGAAGATAATGGCAGGTTATGCGTCAAGACAATCAACATATACATCAGGTGATACTATCACGGCAGCTCATTCTAATGATGAGTTTAACCAAGTATTAGCTGCATTTCATGCAACAACAGGTCACTCACATGATGGTACAGCGGGTGAAGGTGGTCCTGTTAGTGTACTTAGAGATGAAGATTCATTAAATAAAATATTAGTTGATACAACAAATAATCATTTAGAATTTTATGTAGAGGTATCATCTGCAGCAGTTGAACAAATTAAAATTCAAGATGGTGCTATAGTTCCTGTAACAGATAATGATATAGACTTAGGTACATCTAGTTTAGAATTTAAAGATGCATTCTTTGATGGTACAGTTACAACTGATGCTGCTAGTATTGCAAGTTTAGCTTTAGCATCTGGTGCTACAGTTACAGCTATTAATGATGAAGATGATATGTCATCTAATAGTGCAACTGCATTAGTTACACAACAATCTATTAAAGCATATGTTGATTCTCAAGTAACTGCACAAGATTTAGATTTAACATCAGACAGTGGCACAATTGCAATTGATTTAGATAGTGAAACTTTAACAATTCAAGGTACTTCTAATGAAATTGAAACAAGTGCAACTGGTAATGCTTTAACAATAGGTTTACCTAATAATGTTACTATTGGTAATAATTTAACAGTAACTGGAGATCTTACAGTATCTGGTGATGATATTACTATGGGTACAAATACTGCAGGTAATTTATTGATTGCAGATGGTACAAACTTTAATTCAGTAGCAGTAGGTTCATTATCAGAGATATCTACAATAGCTAGTGATGATGTATTTTTAGCAGTAGATACTTCAGGTGGTGGTCTTAAAAAAGTTGCAAGATCAACAGTTGTATCAGGACTTGCTACATCAGGTGCAATATCAAATG